TTTACATTAGCACCTTGATATATTTTGTGCACAAGTGTTGGTTTTTGTGCGGGTGAGATGCCAGTAACAACAATATCCATTACTTTTAAAGATACATTTGGAGCAGAAACATAATCTTCTCCATAATTTGTAATATTGATTGTTGTTATTGAACCTGCACGATCAACCGATGTAGAAAAAGTTGCACCATCACCTAAAATTCCTGGAACATATAATGACGCACCAACACCATTAGCTGAATTAACAGATACCGAAGGTAAATCATCTGCTAAATATCCCATTCCGCCGTAAGGAAATATTATTTGATTTTTTGGATCCTTAACATAAGAAACGGATAATATAGAACCATTTGCATTTACAGAAGTCACATTTGCATATGCACCATAACCAGAACCACCAGTAAAAATAATTGTATCGTTTGCTTGATAACTATGACCTGCACCAGTAACTACACCTGATATAGTGTTTGTGGTTATTTGAATTGGTGCTAATATACCCAATGATTGTAAATGACCGTAAACTCCAGGTATAGTTGTCTGATATAGAGAATCTGCATAAACTGTTGGTTGAGTTATAATATTTCCACCATGATTTTCAACAAGAACAGATGATATTGGATATGTAGAAAATGATAAAAAGGTAAAAGCATTTGCAAGCGTTGAGTGTATATTTGCAGATGTATTTGCAGGGAAAAAAGAAAAAGTATTACCTAATTGTATATCAGTCACGGCTGCATGGCCAATTTGATCCGAACCAATAAAATTTACATTTGCAACACCATTTGCAGATACGGATCCAACAACTGCAATAGGTGTTGCAGCATCCGCATTTAAATTATTAAACTCTATTAAAGTATTTGCAAAGGTGTAACCATATCCTCCATTATTTACATTGACTCTTTGTACTGAACCAGATGTAGTTGTACCAACTTCTGCTGTTGCTCCAATTGGATTTAAAATATTTGGATTTAAACCATTATATACAACAACTGGATCTCCTGGTTTATAAAACAAACCTCTGTTGTTTGGACTAATATTGATTTGATTGATTTGACCAACTAATATTGCAGTAAGATTTGCGTCATTAATAAGAACTTCTTGGTTGTTATTATCAACAATTACAATAGTCTCACCAGATTCAAACAGTCTTTCAATATTAGAAATAAATATTTCTGTTTTATTTTTTGAAAATACAGTATTTTCAATTGTTGCAAATGACTTAGATGTTTTACCAAAGGCTCTATAATTTGCAATTTCTAAAAATCTAGGATCATCTGTTGCTAACTGCAAACTTTTTGATACATACCAAATACCAGCAGATGCTTTTAATACTGCATCACCAGTATTAAAATAATCAAAAGTTGAGCCATAAAGAATTTGAAATAAAAATTTAAATGATGCAGGTGTTCCTTTGGTTTGATAAAGTTCTCTTGCATATTTAATTGCTGTTCTTTGATCTGTTAATGCATCAGCTGGAAAATAAGGTAAAAAATCATTAATAAAATATTGAACAAAATCATCAATAGTAGAATCAATATCCCAATATGTTGAAATATTTTTTGATCCAAAAGTTACACCTTGATTATAAGAATTGGCGGTTGTTACTAAAGAATTAGATGTGTTTGATAATTCTGTCCATTCATAGTATGCTTGTATGAACGAAACAAAGTTGGCATAATCCGAATTATCCCTAATAAAACCAGGTAACTGTGAAGGAACCAGTAATGAAGTTTTGTAGTCGTTATTAATCATTAACTTTGTGCAGTAACATTAACTGTAATTGCAGTAGGATCATATGGATCTACTGTAATAATTCTATTATATGTTGAAGAAATAATTGATGTTTTTGGATTAACAGAAACTGCTAATTGTCCTAATGGATTATCTATTTCATATGGATTAAATGAAGTCAAGGTAACAATACCATTTACATAATCAACTGTACCAATATTTGGATTTAAAATAGTTTTTACATTATTTGAATCATAATAGTATGTTCTTAAATTACCATATTGTCCTTTAAGCGTTACAATAGCTGCACCATTTCTTCCTGTTGTATCATTTGATGCTGGAGTAATTGTGACAACAGCTTGTGTATAATTGTTACCTGAATTTGTTACAGTAATTGCAGATATTGTTCCATTTATAATAGTTGCTTCTGCTGTTGCACCAGAACCATCACCTAGAATTTTAACTATTGGTGTATGTTGATAACTAAAACCAGGATTAATTACAGATATAGACTCTACACCATTTGTTGAAGATGGAACTTCTTCAACAAAAACACCATCAATAATTTCAGATACATTAGATGAATTTACAAATTGCATTGCAGGAGCAGAAGAAATGCCACTTGTTAATATGCCTTTATTTAAAGGAACATTATAATATAATGATATTGTTGTTGGTGTAGTTAAAATAGGATAAAATTTCTTTTGTAACTGAATTGTAACTTCATTTGTTATTATTGATGGATCTGCATTTTGAATTTCAAATGTTAAATCTGATTGTGAAAATGTAGAATTAAATGTGTTTAAAGTTGATTTAGCAAAATTTTGAATTGCATTAGAAACAGCTTGTTGTATTTGACTTGAAGTCAAATTGGTTAATTTTGAATTGTACAACACATTTACATTAATTTTAATGTATGTATAATCTGGATCCACAATAGTAGGAGTTACCGTCATTACAGAAATTGGTTTTATCACATTATTAAGTAATAATTGTTTTTGTGTATCTGTTAATGTATATGCACCGGCAGGCTTAATTGCAACAAATACTTGCCCATAAGCAGGCGGATCGTTATCTTGACCACCCCAAACATTAACTGCATCAAAAGAATATCCTAAACTGTTTTGTTGAATCAAAGTAATGTAATCATCCATTGTGACTGCACGACCTTGTGTTGCATATTGTTTTGGTGCCTGATATTTAATGGAATCAATAGATTCTTGCGCTTTACCACCAGTAGCTGAAGTAACCGCATTGGTTGCAATTAAATAACTACCAATAGATGAAGTAAGTACAAAATTATTTGCACCAGTGGCAGCAGTACCAGATGTAGTCAAATACGATACTGAAACCACAGAACCATCAGTTAAGGCTTTACCAATAATTCCATTACCAAAAGTAATTTGATAATAACCAGAAATTTGTTCTTCAATAAAATATACAGGAGAAGTATAATCTAGCCCTAAGAAACTGGTTGCTTGGTTAAATATTGAAAATGCATTACTTGATGGACTTGGATATACTTCAACTAAGATTGTAGATGTGTCTATTGTTGAATCTGGCAAAACAAAAGTATTTGCAGGATTTGAAGTAGCAGAATAATTAAATGTTAATGATACTGGAACACCCTGTTTGATTTCAATATTACTAAATGTAGCGGTATTTGCAACTACGCTAACTGTTGTAGAATCAATGGTAACAAAAGGATATGTTTTACCTGAGATTGCTTCTGATAAAAAATTAGAAAATCTTGGTAACGTAATAGAATGTTGATCATTTATGCCATTTACAACCAAATTAACTGTAGCTGTTGGTGCAGTTGCTGATTTAGGTATATAATTTAATAGTTTTGCATGAGAAACAACCGAACTTCTTTGTAATGCGGTGTCCATAAACATTTCATTTGCAACCATGTTTAAATAGTATGCATTATATTGTGTATTGTAAGACAACACATCCAAAAGAGTTGACATTGCAGAACCAGCAAAATTATAATCTTTAAAAGTATCTTGACTTTTTAAAAAATTAATAAAATTTTGTTTGATTGATACAAAATCTAAATTGGTAACTTGTATGTTTGAATTGGCTGCTGCCATTATCTAATCCTCTGCAAAAACATATTGACTTGAGTAGCTTGTGTGTTGTTTCCAATAAAAAATGTTAATGTAACATTATAACCATCGTTTTGTGGATCAGCTTGCACAATCACTGATTGTAAACTTACTCTTGGTTCAAAGTTGTTGATTGTATTTGTAATATCGTTTGCAATAATTGATTGCATATTAGAATCAACCAATTCAAATAACAAACCAGTAACACCAGAACCTAAACCTGGTTGCCATAGTCTTTCGTAAAAATTAGTTAATAATAAATTTCTAACTGAATTAATCACGGCACGGTCGTTCAGTACCAAAGACACATCACCGGACACGGGTTGTGATTGGAAAGTTAAATCTAAATCTGAATAAACGTTTGTTAGGACTGCCATCTTGTATTTATAACACTAAAAGTAAAGCTACTTTTGGAACTCCTGGTTTGCGTCCGAAAATTTTTTAGGCCGGAACGAAAAAATTTGAATTTTTAAGAACTTAATCGACTTACAAGTTTTGGTGTACCAATATAATTTGTAACTAAATCTGTTTCTGTTTGTCCCATGTTATTAAATTGACGAACAGTAGAAAAATCATTCAAAACCGATTGTGAATTATTAAAAAATGCCGTATCATTAGTGGGAAATGTAGTCATTGTATTATATACGTTTGAGACATCACTGAATAAAGTATTTGCGGCTGAATAACTAATATTTGATTGTGCGGTATTTGAACCAATACTGTGCATTAATGTTATCATATCATTGTACATTGAATTATAAAGGCTGTTTAATGTATTGCTGATTAAAATACTTGTAAAACTGCCTAAAATTGGTGAATTGTTTTGAACACCATCAGATTGATTTGTGATATATGACATCATTTTACCAACACCAATTGCAGTTTTATAATGAGGTGTTGTTGTATCTGATCCAACTTCAACCACATTAGATTGGCGATTTGTAATGTAAATATAATTATTTACAGTAACAGTAGAAATTAAATTTGCCACACTATAAGTATTTGCAAGTACGTTTGTTATAGCAGCGTTACTTCCAGATAATCCGTCCGTAAGAAAAACAATGGAATTTGATGTGTTCCATATTTCATTACACACATTTAGAACAGGATTTTGAAAATAACCTCCAACATCATTATTTCCTATATCTTGAGTTTGCCAAGAATTTAAAAACTGTGGCAGATTATTCATCTGGTTTTGTACTTGGCCAGAAAAATTTTGTATTTGTGTGTTTGCTGGATCGTTAAATGTAAAATTCAATCGTGCGTATATACTCATAATAATCCTTATGCTGAAGTTTCGTCAGGTATTGGTGTACCAGTAGTACCGTTTGGTGCTGGATGAATATGCGTATTATGTAGTAACAGATTCACTATGTCAAAACCAAGAATTGAACTAGAAATACCAAAATCTCCTAGTGGTGCATTGACAGTACCTAGTGCAGTTATATCTCCTGCACAAAGTATTGTTTCGGGTAAAGCAGCAGGAATACCAATAGATAGACCACCAGTCAAACTAACAAAACCTAAAATACCAGCACTAATACCTGTACCTGCATCAATACGACCATTAGAATATATTTTGTCTGCTGTTATTTCACCCTCAACCGACAAATCAGAAGATAAAACCAAAGAATCACCAGTAGTAATTGTCATTTGACCAGCGGAAATTGGTGATACGGAAAGGTCCATGTCGCCAATAGCTGTCATTGAAGTGTCTCCGTGACTAACTACCGAATAATCACCTTGAACTTCTAATTCATAGTTACCTTCAATTTTTTCAACTTTATCACCTAAAACATGAACATATGCATCACCTTCTATTGTAATATTACAAAAACCAGATATTTTAACAAAATTATTACCTGCAACAAGTGAGTAATTATCACCATAAACTTTGTGAATTACATCTCCAGTGGATTGCATTTCAATAAAACTACCTGGACCCAGTCCATTAGCTGTATTTGCGCCACGATGTGCTAACCTAATTCTCTCACGAGTAGGTGTATCATCCATTTCAAATGAATGACCAGATTCTGTATAAGTTATGTGATTATATGGATATACTGGTTGATAATTTGTGTTTGCCTGTGATTCAGGCTCTGCCCACATATCAAGAATGCCAATCATTATGTTCCTTTATGGTGATTGAGTATTTGCAGAACTATAAGTCTGCGATTTTATAGAATTTGAACTTGGTGTTGTTGATGAAATATAAAAAACAAGACCATTTGCGGCACTCAATGACGGATTCATCAAAACATTAGTTAAAATTGATGAAACATTAGCATTTGCGGATGCGGAACCAGATTGACTGTTTGCAGAAGTCACCGCAGAATTTGCGGTAGCTATAATACTGGAAAGTGATTGTGAAACAGTTGAATTTTTAGATGTTCCTGCAATATTTTGTATATTTGTTACCAATTGAGTAACACTACCTAAAAATTGATTTAAACAGTTTTGAAATATACTCGCAATTTGAGCAGGCAAACTTTTAATATAGTTAATTAATGCAGTTAAATTTTGTTGTATGCTTATTACCGCATTTGCAAGCGCAACTAATTTTGCAACTAATTTTAAAAGTCTTGCAATCTTTCTCAAGTAATATTTTAACGTAGAATAAGCCGCTGACAATTCACCAGAAGGATCAAAATTCAATGCTTTTAAAATTGCATCTAGTGCAGCTCTAAAAATATTCATTATGTTTGGTATACCAAATCTAATAATAATTGCCAATGCATTTTTTGGTGGATGTCTAATTGCATTGATAGATGCAATAATTGAAGATAAATCAGTATTAATGTTAGCTAAAAATCCACAATTATGAAATAAATTAGAGTTATTTAATGAAATAGATGAATTATTTACTACACCACGAGCAAGCGGAGATATTGATTGTGCGCCAGGTTCATAAGTGTATAAGCCAGGTGGTGCTGTTGCAGGATTTATCTCATAAAATGCGTTTAAGTAAGATTGTAATCCAGGAATGGTAACATTAACAATAGAGCCGCCACCAGAACCAACATTTAATGTTCCTGTGCTATAAGTTACTGCAAGATTACTTATTGTGTTTGAGATTGATTCTGTTAAATCTGACATATTAGGATGTTGCTATTTGTGCTTGTGAAATAAAACCAGGAATTACACCAACCATAATTGGTTGTTGTGCAGATTCTCCATCTAAGAAGAAACCCCAAACCCAATCTTTGAGTTGTGGAGCTTGAAATGTTTTTGAATTGTTTATTGGATATGATGCAAATGCCCAAGGTAAATCCGTAACTGGAATATCATTTAGTGATTGTTGTGAACCATCACCGTGATAACCAAATAACCTTACTTGACAACGACCAAGTCCTAGTGGGTCGGCACGATTTTCAACAGTACCTAACCACCATGTGAATCCTGCTTTTCCTAAAAAATTAGTTTCCATAATTAACTATTTACAATTGAATTGTTTGTTGGAGGTATTGGAGAATTAGATACAGAATCTGAACAAACTTCCATTACACAATTATAAATTCCTCTAATGTCCATTCTATGTCTCACCGCAGTTACAATATAATTTCCAGAAAAATAACTATCCAGTGCTGCCGTTTTACTACTTGGTTCTGGTCTATAATTTGGTAAATTCAAATTCACAACTCTACCAACAGTTAATCCCGGATCACCAGGTACAACCACCTCTAACTTGATTTGGTTTATCAAAGATAATTGCGCTGTTCTGTTAGGTATATAGACCTCAGCTCCAATGTCTGGAACTGTTGTTGCCAAAGTCAATGGGCTTGCAGTTACTCTTGGATCTTGCCTTTCATGTTTATTGGATGCTAAAATTTTAACCACAGAATTATAACTTTGAGATACTGTTTGTTGTAATCTATTTTGCATCTCTACTGCAAGCGGATATTTATTTAATGATTGTGCATTTTGAAAATATGGAGGCAAAATAGTACCATTTGTTGGCTGTGCGGGATTTGTCGTATCATTATAATTAAAAGATGTGGTATTTGCAACTCTCAATAAAGGATCCAAAGTAATCACTTTGTTAGCAAAACCACCGTCAGCAATTGTTTCCAATGTATTAAATACTTGAATAAACTTATAAGATAATATTGTGTAGATATTATAGTCTAAACTTGTTTGACTTACGTTTTGTGGTGAATAATTGTATGTACCATAAGCATCATCAGTGATAATAGATTGTATGGATCTAAAATTAAAACCATACAAATTTTCATAAAAAACCATATCTGCACCAACATAAGAAGAATTTTCTGGCTGTGCATACGTTGACATCCAATTTATTGCCTCAAAAGGTCTTATATTTGGTACAATAAAACAAAATTGACCTCTACTATTTTCTATTGTGAGTGTCTTTTTTGTTTGTATTGTGTCTGTCAATATTGAACTAATAACATCAGATATTAACATATTTGGATATGATTTGGCAATACGAATTTGTTGTGATAGTACTCTTTCTTCAGAACAAAAATGTATTGGATATATTTCAGACCCTCTATTTTGTTGGTATCTTTCACCAATTTTATATACTCTAAAATTTTTAGAGAAAAGAGAACCATTACTATCACCAACTTTATTGTAATTTAAAGTAAGATAATTGAAACCAGAAATGTTTAAGTTTTCAATTTGACCTCTTACGTCACTAATCATTACATAACCACTTATTGTAGAAGAAAAAATATCTTCATATATGGACAATTCAACAAGAAATGGTTTTAAGTCAAATTGTTGCCCATTATTCAATGTCAAAATTATTTGAGCAATAGTATATTGTTGTGGACTTGTAATTCCATCAACAGTTTCGTATACTGGTTGAATGCCTTCAGTTGCGGCAGATAAAAAATCAGACGTTGCCATTTGAGTTTAATAAATTGGTCAATTGTGCTTTTACAGTAGCTGCATATTTAACATTGATTAGATTAATTGTTCGTTTTGATTCATTTTGTTGAATCTCATAATCATAAGCATAAACGGGTTGTTTCATTGTTGTAATTGAAACCACATCACCTGATGGTAGAGTACCAGTTTGTGTACCAGTTGCTGTATTTGCATATGCAGCTTCATCTATTATTGTAATGACTGTATTTTCTTGACCACTCATTGAATCATATGTTGTTATTATTTTTTCATAATTTATGATTTGTGATTGTGCATTTGTTATAGAACCATATTTGTCTGTAATGTATGCCTGTAAATTGGCATAACTCAACGGTAAATCCCATTCTGGATCATTTAATTGATTTGCAAACATTACTAGCCAAAAATCATCTGGCGTGCCATAATATTTTGTTGCGATAATTTCTGGTGTATCGCCTTCTTGGCAATCATATTGATAGTACAATAAAGGATTTTTCAATAGTTCAGGAATTACTGAAACACGAACCAATAAGTCTGTCAATAGAATTGATTTTCCATTGAAGTCTATGTAAGCTATTGTTGGTAATTGTTGGAAATACTTCATTAGTAACCTTGTTGAATTGCGTTCTTATCAATAATATCCATTTCTTTGAATTGTAATGTCAATCGTGTTTGAACTGGACTACCATCAGTAAAAGTTGCCCATCCGTTTGGTGCTTGGTCTACTGAAACACTTTCAAGTACACACTCGCCAATAAGTGGTATATTTTGATTTGTGTTACCGGCAAATAGATATTGAATATTAAAAGTTGAAGGAACAACAAAGTATAAACCTAATTTTGAACCAGCATCATTACCTTGAATAACTGGAGCTGCATGATATCTAAATGTTTGTATTATACTATTGATTTGTTGAGTTTCTTCTTGACTTTTTGGTGTAAATGTAAAATCAAATTGAAAAGTTCTAAGACCGACACCTTTAAACAACAATTGAACTTGTGGATTGATTGCAACGCCTCCAGCTTTTAATAATGCATCCACTGGTAATATGTTTCCAATTTGTGTTTTTTCAATACCAGTCAAAATTTGTTGTATGATGTTAACGCCTGCCATATTGCCTTTATCTTTAATACTATCAATAAAAGCACTTATACCACTACCTAATTTTAATAATGTATTATCTGAATAATTAGAATCTTCATATCCTGCTTGATAAGAATTGTTTACTGTATCAGGCATATATAAAGATATTGTTGTAGTACTTCTTTTAGTAGGAGTACTAACTTGAACATTAAATATTGTATTTACAGATACTGATGGAGAACTAGAACCAGATACTGCATAACCTGGTGGTACATTTGCAAATCCATTTTGAATACCATTATTATAAGTCAATGCAGCTGCGGTTGTTCCTTGATTTAAAGGTTCATTAATAAAGAATTGTACAACGTGCGCTTTTTGTGAAGAACCTAAATCACTTGGATATGCCAATATGTTTGTTGCTGGTTGAGAACTAACCAGACTATTAAGTGGTCCACTAGAAACAGGAGTACCAGGTACTTTCTGTTGCAAATTAGTTGAAGAATTTGTGTTTGAAGGACCAGGATTTGTAACGTTTGTAACAGTTACTGGAGTTATTGAACCACCACCTAATCTTGGATTATAAGTTGGATTATTATTGGTAAAGTAATTAAAAGCTTGCGCCTGTGCGTTTGAATTTGGCATTTAAGGTCTTATTGAAAAATTATATACATAGTATTTATGGCATATTCTGGAATGTTTAAACCTAGAAATCCCGCTAAGTATGTGGGAGACCCTAATAATATTATTTACCGCTCATCGTGGGAGTGCAAGGTAATGGATTGGCTTGACCGAAATCCTGATATTATATCATGGGCATCTGAAGAATTAATTGTACCTTATTTATCGCCTGTTGATGGACGTTGGCACAGGTATTTTCCAGATTTTCTTGTTAAAATTAAAACAAGTGATGGCAAAACTAAGACACTAATGATTGAAGTCAAACCTAAACATCAAACTCAACCACCAAAACAACCGACTAAAAAAACTCAAAAGTTTATTAAAGAAGTAATGACATATGGCGTCAATCAAGCTAAATGGAAAGCAGCAAAAGAATTTTGTTTAGATCGTGGTTGGGAATTCTCTTTGATGACTGAAGAACATCTAGGACTATAACTAAATATTCCATGGCATCAAAATTAACTACACTCACTCAACAAAAATCTGCAGCTCAACTGCAAACAATGACCCAAGATTCTTATAAGTGGTTATTGCAAAAAATTGCGAACATAAGAAATCCGTCTCAAATTCCTAGAGGAATTAAAGCGGAAACTCATCGTGAAACATCAAGATTTAAATTGGGTGGTTTGTATTGTTTTTATTATGATCCAAAAGGTAAAGATGACTTGCCATATTACGATACCTTTCCACTTGTGTTAATGCTGGAAAGGTATAATGATGGTTTTTTGGGTTTAAATCTACATTACTTACCAATTAAAGTCAGAGCGGCATTCCTGGATAAACTGTTGGATTTTGCGGTCATGCGTGATGATGAAGTACAGCGTTTACGCATCACCTATGACATCCTGGTCGCTTCTAAGAGATACAAGGAGTTCAAACCTTGTCTCAAAAGATACTTAAATGGGCATCTAAAGTCTAGGATATTAACCATTCAACCAGAAGAATGGGATGTTGCGGTATTTTTACCAATGCATCAGTTTAAGAAAGAAAAAGCACAAACGGTTTGGAAAGAATCCATGGATCAAATAAAGGGAGTGGCAAATGCCGAATAGTCTTGAAACATTTAGACAAAGTTTTACAAAGGACCTTGCAAGACCAAGTAGGTTTACTGTAAATTTTACCAATGGGTATGGTCAATTCTCTAGTTTGCCTTTGAACTTAAGGTGTGAAAATGCAGAATTGCCAGGAAAAACGTTTGTTACAACAGATCAAAAATTTGGTGCTGGTCCTGTTCAAAGGTTTCCATATTTACATAGTTATCAAGATTTAACTTTATCATTTATTCTTGATGATGATATGTATATAAGAAACTTTTTTGATAACTGGCTAGCTTCTATTTCACAAAATTCATCATACAATTTTCAATACAAATATGTAGGTGGTAATCCAGCATACATTTCTGATATTATAGTATCGCAATACGGATTAGACAATACATTGACATATCAGGTTAGAATGAATGAATGTTATCCAATTGCGGTAAATCAATTAGATTTAGATTGGTCATCTCTTGATTCACATCATAAATTAACTGTTGCTTTTGCTTATACTGAGTATGAGGTAACATATCCAACACCACTTAACTTTGACAACCTAAACGGAGACATAGCTTCAGCGAATTTACCAAATCCTGGTTCAGTAACGCCTCCAGTTTTTAACGACAATTCAAATTGATTATATTATAGGAGATAATAATGGGATTACCAAAAATAGACTCACCGGTCTATGAACTTGATTTGCCTCTATCTAAAAAGCATATTAGATTTAGACCATTTTTAGTTAAAGAACAAAAAAATTTATTGATGGCGTTTGAAGCAGATGATGCAGATACTATCAATAACAATATTAGACAAGTATTAATTAACTGTACAATAGATGGTAAAATTGATATTGATAATTTACCAATTGTTGATGTTGAATATTATTTTTTACAGCTTCGTGCAAGGTCAGTTTCTGAAATTGTAGATGCCACATACAGATGCAATAATGAAGTAAATGATGAAGAATGTGGTAATGCAATGAAAACCAAAATTAATATTTTGGAAATGAAGGTTGAAAAAGACGAATCAATTAAAGATATTATTCAGTTAACGGATTCTATATCGGTTAAATTAAAATATCCACCATTTTCTGCAATTAGAAAAGCAGCTAATACAGATAACATAACCGATTTGGCTTTTGAAATGATTATGGATTCTATTGACGTAATATATGATGGACAACAAAGTTATTTGGCAAAAGATTATTCAAGAGAAGAATTGACTGAATTTTTAGAATCTTTAAATCAACAACAATTTAAAAAGATAGAATACTTTTTTGAAAATTTACCAAAATTGAATAAACAATTTACTTTAAAATGTTCTAAGTGTGGTTTTGATCATGATTTATACTATGAAGGGCTTGAAAGTTTTTTCGACTAACATTTCGTTATGACAATTTAAAGAACTACTACCAGACAAACTTCGCATTGATGCAACACCACAAATATAGT